AAGAACAAAGCTGACCGTAAGTACGAGAACGCTGCCAAGTACGAAGCTAGCCCCGAGCAGAAGAAGAACCGCGCTGCCCGCAACGCTGCACGTCGCAAGTTAATGGCAGAGGGCAAGGTCAGCAAGGGTGATGGCAAGGACGTTGCCCACAAGGTGGCTTTCGACAAGGGCGGCAATAACAAGCAGGGTGTGCGCGTCGAGAGCGCTGCCGCCAACCGCTCCTTCAAGCGGGATAGCAAACACAATCTGGTGTCAGAGACCAGCAAGCGAGAACGGAAGAAGTAATGCAAAGCGTTGACGATAAGGTGCTACTCGTCACAACGACCGAACCCAAGATCATCACTGACAACATCAAAAAGAGTACCGTCTATAAGCAGGACGGGAACACGTATGAAGTTGCAGTGAACTGGGGTCTCAAGGAGACCAAGGAGCTTATGCGCCTTGGCGTGGCTAGCCCACCCTCACCTATCAAGGGGCGGTACACATGGACAGGCAAGCACAAGCCGTTTGACCACCAGAAAGAAACCGCCTCCTTCCTTACCCTTAACGATAAGGCGTTCTGCTTCAACGAGCAGGGTACAGGTAAGACCGCATCGGTCATCTGGGCTGCGGACTATCTGATGAAGCTGGGCGAGATTAAGCGCGTCCTTGTGCTGTGCCCTCTGTCCATCATGAAGGCTGCGTGGCAGCAGGACCTGTTTACTTTTGCGATGCACCGCTCTTGCTCTGTCGCGCATGGCGCATCCAAGCAGCGGGAGAAGATCGTCAATGCGGGCAGCGAGTTCGTGATCCTTAACTTTGATGGGTTGGCTGTTGTCGAGGATGCCGTCCTTAATGGTGGTTTCGACCTGATCGTGGTGGATGAGGCTAGTGCCTACAAGAACGCACAGACGACCCGTTGGAAGATACTGAACCGCATTGTTGCCGCAATTAACCCTCGCCTGTGGATGCTTACAGGTACGCCAGCAGCACAATCACCCTTGGATGCCTACGGCCTAGCTAAGCTGGTGAACCCCGACAACTGCCCCAAGTATTACGGTTCGTTCCGCGATATGGTCATGTACAAGGTGACCCAGTTTAAGTGGGTAGCGAAGCCACAGGCAGAGAGTGTTGTGCACAGGGTGCTACAACCCGCCATTCGGTTTGAGAGGAAGGACTGTCTGGACCTGCCCGACGTCACCTACATGGAGCGCGAAGCTCCGCTCACCAAGATGCAGTTCTCCTACTACAAAATGCTTAAGGATGAGATGCTGTTTGAGGCAGCGGGCGAAGAGGTCAGTGCGGTCAACGCAGCGACCAAGATCAACAAGCTGCTACAGATCAGCGGCGGTGCGGTCTACTCGGATACTGGCGAGGTCATCGAGTTCGATGTAAGCAATCGTTTGACAGCCGTCTTGGAAGTCATTGAAGAAGCTAGTCATAAGGTGCTGGTCTTCGTGCCCTTCACGCACACCATCCAGCTGCTACGCGAGAGGTTAGAGAAAGAAGGAATCTCTTGTGATGTCATTAACGGCAAGGTGCCAGTGAACCGCCGCAGTGAGATCGTGCAAGAGTTTCAGACCCGCAAGGACCCTCATGTGCTCATCATCCAGCCACAGGCTGCATCGCACGGGCTGACGCTCACGGCGGCTAACACTGTTATATGGTATTCGCCTGTAACGAGTGTGGAGACATACCTGCAAGCCAATGCTCGCATCAACCGCCCGGGGCAGCATAACCCTATGACGGTGGTGCATATTCGGGGTAGTGACGTAGAGGCTAAGCTGTACCATATGCTGCAGAACAACATCACGAACCACGAGAAAATTATCGACCTCTATCGCCAGATTGCCACAGCTGACGCTTGACACTGTAAAATGTTAAGATATGGTGGGTAGCCTTAGGGCGAAGGAGCAATCATGACCGAAACTGTTTTGTCTGTTAGTGATTTGGTGTCCGTCTATCGGAAAATTCGGGACGCTATCGATGAGAAAGAAGAGCAGTACAAAGAAGCAGTAGCTGCCCTTAAGGACCAACTCGACATTGTGAGTAACAAGCTATTGGAAGTCTGCAATGAGCAGAACGCTGATAGCATCAAGACCCCCAGCGGCACGATTAGCCGCCGTATCAACGCCCGCTATTGGACGAGTGATTGGGAAACGATGTACCGCTTCATTAAAGAGAATAATGCGCCGCAACTTCTGGAGCAGCGTATCCACAACGGCAATATGAAGCAGTTCCTGCAAGATAACCCCGAAGCCTTTCCGGCAGGGCTGCAGTGCGACCGCAAATATATTGTCCAAGTCCGCAAACCTACTAACAAATAAGAGGAACCAATGAGCAATCTTTCTATCTTTAAACAAGCCGGTGCAGTCTCGACCACTGGCAAGCGCGAGCTTACGGGTCTCGCTAAGACCCTCGCTGTTACCAGCAACATGCGCCGCATCGCTACCAACACCAACGGTACGTTCAAGCGCATGATCAATGGTGAGCAAAACGGCAACGCCATCCGTGGCGAGTTTAATGCCATTATCGTAGACGCCCTGCCTAAGGTCTCGCGCCAGTTCTATGCTGGCAAGTATGACCCCAACGCCAAGGCTACTCTCCCTGACTGTTGGTCGAACCTTGGCGATAAGCCTGAGGCGGCTGCTGCTAACAAGCAAGGTGCTAACTGCACCGACTGCCCACAGAACATCAAGGGTTCAGGTGACAACGGTGGCCGCGCATGTCGTTTCCAGCGCCGCATCGCTATCCTGCTTGAAGGCGACCCTACGGGCGAAGTCTATCAGTTCAACGTGCCGTCCAAGTCCCTCTTCGGTAAGGGTAATGGCAACGTCCATCCGTTTGAGAGCTACGTGAAGTACCTGCTGGGCAACGGTGAAAGCCCTGACACGGTGGTTACCAACATCAGCTACGACCTGAACGCGGATAGCATGGAACTGCTGTTTACCCCGCTGCGCGGCATTAGCGACGACGAGTACGCACTTGTTACCACTGCACAGGCTGATCCCGAGACCAAGAAGTACGTGCAGCTGACCGTTGCCGCTATGGACGGTGCAAAGGCTGAGCCTAAGAAGGAAGCAGCAAAGCCCGCACCTGCTGTCGTGCGCTCTGACGAGCCAGACGATGAAGAAGATGCTGCCCCTATTCCAGTCAAGCGCAGCGCCAAGGCTGCTGTTGAACAAACCCCTGCAGTAACCGGAGACCTTGTGTCTATCGTGAACGCTTGGGGTGATGACGAGGACTGAATATGACGCAAGGTTATAGCCTTCGGCTACGTGACCTTAACCTAAGGGCACCCAGCAGTTTGCTGGGTGTCCGTCTCGGGCGACTGTGCATTGAACACGATGTTCCGGTTACGGTGGTAGCGCAACAAATTGGGGTTACTCGCCAGACGGTATACAACTGGTTTGTGGGGGCATTTAGCCCACAGCCTGTGCTGGTTCCCCTTATCAAGGCTTATATTACACAGTTCGATTAAGGCATATGCCTGTCGGTATTGAAACATATGCGGGGGGTTGCCCCCGCTGACTGGTGCACATGACACAATTTGACCTCTTGAACGCTGTGCAGCCGTCCTCTGGATGGTACGCCGTGCTTGGTATCAAGGGCGTCGATAATATTAAGCAGTACCTCGTTGAGACCCGTGAGGAAGTAGACGAAATTACCGCTTTGCTGATGCAGCAGAAGCGAAATGTGTTCTTCGGTGTAGCGAAGTACATCGATGGCTCAGGCCGAAAAAAGATCAACGTCAAAGCCATTAAGTCTTTCTGGCTGGACATCGACTGCGGTCCTACCAAGGCAGTAGTCAACCAAAAAACCAATAGGCCCGATGGCTACATCGATCAGCCTACGGCCTTAAGCGCACTGCAGAAGTTCTGTAGGACCGTTGGCTTGCCTAAGCCCATCCTCGTTAACTCGGGGCGCGGACTGCACGTATACTGGCCGATGACCGAAGAGATTGCCCGCGAGCAGTGGGAGCCTGTTGCGCTCCGGCTACGTGAACTCTGTGTCACCCATGACCTCTATGTTGACCAAGCAGTCTTTGAAGTGTCTCGGGTGCTGCGCATCCCCGGCACACAAAACTTTAAGGGCGCTGCGCCTAGCCTCGTATCGGTAATCCATGAAGGCAAGCCGACTGACTTCGATGTTTTTATCCAGCTGCTGGGCGTTAAGATGCCCACGACTGAACCCCTCCCACCGAAGCGCCCCCTCACCGCCCTAGGCCAAGCGATGCAAGAGAGCATCACCAAGAGCTTTAAGCGGATTATGGTGCGCAGCGCCAAGGGTGACGGGTGCCAACAGCTTCTGGACTGCTTCAATAACCAGACGACTATCTCTGAGCCTCGATGGTTTGACGCCCTGTCCGTAGCGAAGTTTTGTAGTGACGCTGACAAGTCTATTCACCTGCTGTCTAACCAGCATCCTGATTACGACCCTGTTAAGACGGCGCAGAAGATCGCTCACATCGAGCAGCCTCACAACTGCGCCACCATAGAGCGGAACAACCCGGGCGGCTGCGCTGGGTGCCCACACTTCGGGAAGATCAAGAACCCCATCACAC